TGCCGTGGTCGATGACGACCTGGTTGCCGTACGCCTTGTGGTACCCGGCCACGACCACCGTTCCGGCCGCTGCAGCCTTGACTGCCGTACCAGTTCCGACCCCGATGTCGAGGCCGGTGTGGTAGCCACTCGACCAGCGTCCGCCCTTCTGGCCCCAGCGGGCCGTCAGCGGTCCACGAGCGGGCCAGGAGAGGTGTCCGCTGCTGGCGGGTGCACTGCCTCCAGACCCGCCCTGAGAGGCTCCTGCAGCGCTGCTGGTGCTCGGGCCGCTGCCAGGTGTCGGTCCCCCAACACCGGTACCCCCAGCCACGTGCGGCTGAGAGGTCATCAGAGACCCACCAGTGGACGACATGGACATGCGAGACTCGCCGCTACCACCGAAGCCCAGGATCCCGGTGACAGCACCGAGGATTCCGTTCTCCCCCAGACCGCGACCGGCACCCGTAACCCAGTTCAGGCCGGGGATAGCGCCCGTAATTGCGTTGAGCAGGATGTGGAAGTTGGTCAACGCATCGGTGGACTTCTTCAGCCCGTCCTCGAAGCCGGAGAGCCGACCGACCGTGCCGTCACGCTTCTCGCTGGCGAGGTCCTTCTCGCTCTGCATGACACTGTCGCCGATACCCATCTTCTTGAGGGTTTCCTTGGCAGCGCCAGCGCCCTTGCCTCCGCTGTTCGCGGTGTTGATCGTCTTCTCAAGGTCCTGGGCGTTCATGCCCTTGTTGCGGGCGAGCAGGATGCCCTTGATCTGCTCCTTGATCACGACCATCTGGTCGGCGTTGATGACCCCGTTGATCGCCCAGTTGTTCAGCGTCTGGTTCAGCCCGGACATCGGGTCGTACAGGGCCGCAGCGATCTGATCAGGCGTGCGGATCCGGCCACCTGGGTCGACCTGGCGTAGCACCTCGTTGGCGATCTGGGTGGCGCTCTTCTCCTTGCCGCCCTGCTCGACCGTGTTGATCCCGACCGCGCGCATCATGTTGTACCCGCGAGCGGTCTGGAACTGCGTGAACCCGGCAGCGCTCTGGGCGTTCGAGATCATCGGGTTGATGAGCGAAGTCGAGTTCACCGAGTCGCGCATCTTGTTGAACCCACCGCTACCGATGCGGTATCCGGTCTGCGTGGCCAGGGTCTGGGTTGCCTGCACCATGTCGGCCGTGTTCATCGCGGTGCGCTGGCCGCCGTAGAGGTCCTTGAAGTTGACCGACTGGCCAAGCCCGTAGACGCGGCCGACCGTCAGCATCAGGCGCGAGTCCATCGAGGCCTGTTCAGGGGTCTGGCCGACCTTGGCGTTCAGTTGCGAACCGACGTTGACCGCTGCACCCGCGATGAAGCCTGCGGTGGCCGCTCCGTTACCGGGTCCGCGATGCTGTCCGCCTCCACCGGAACCGCCACCGAACATCGTGGCAGGGCCGGGAGCACGGTGCTGGCCCTGACCAGAGCCGAAGGAGCCGACCTGGCCGCCGAAGGAGGCACCACCCCCGTTCTGGCCCTTCCAGTTCGATGCGGAGTTCCACGACGAGGTGGCCTTGCCACCAGCGCGGTACGCGTTACCGGCAGTCGTCAGCGTCTCGATGGCCGGAACGAGCCGGGAGATGGCAGTGCTGAGCCTCTGCACGACCCGCTCGGTGGCATCTACAGCCTTCTGCAGATTCTGGCCCCCGAGCAGTCGGCTGGCCCCGACGACTGTTGGATTCGGGTTCTGGCTCGACACTTCGCTCCTAAGTGTTCACCTTGCGCACTTGCTGGACCCATTCGTAAAGACGAATCCAATGCAGGCGTTCGCGCACGGACAACCGGCGAATTTCACTTAGGGACCAAGCCGGGTTTAGAACGGAGAGTCGTTCGAATTCGTGGTACGTCTCTTGGTAGTTGTTACAGCCCCGGAAACAAGAGCATCAATCCCATAGGGACGTGCACGATGTTTCCGCAGGTATGAACGTATTCCACCTTATCGTACCGTGGACCGGGCTGGCGCTTGGCGATTTCGTCCAGGATCCGATTCCGGTCAACGATTCCGAGGCCGTCACGAACCAACGACGGGAATGCCGAAACCACGACACGCTCGCCGTCCTTGTTCTGGAGGGCCAGAACGCAGCGGGAAAGCAGAATCGAGTTGCGCTCGCTGTTGGTCAGTGCTGGGTCGGCCAGAATCTCAGCCTCGTCGTCACCGTTCGGCAGCCGGACTGTCGCGTGCCCGCCCTTGCGCAGCGGTACGTCGAACTGCCGGTCTTCCTCGGTCATCTTCCCGATCGGGATGTCGGCCACCTCAAGGGTGAGTTCCGACTGCTCCTTGCAGTGCGGGCAGACCCACTCGCCGTACTCGATCTCGTCGCCGTACGTGGCCACGCGGATCTGAAGCAGCAGGTAGTCGCGGTCCCCGAGCAGCAACTGTCGCAGGAGGGCCGGTGACGCGTCCTGGTCACCGACCTTGGCGACCCCACACTCCAGGAACGTCTGCATGTAGCGGGACATGTCCCCGCTCTCCTTGGCCTTGGCCAGACGCTCCTCGTGGGCACCGGTCAGTTCCCGGACCTCGACGTCGTGCACGATGGCACCGCTGTCCAACTTCAGGCCGCCAGGCAGGCGTACGAAGCCGTCCCGTGGAAGCGGGATGACCGGCTTCTCGCCGGGCTCGTCCGCCATGATCGCCGCTGCCGCTGCGTTGGCTGCCGCAGCGGCTGCAGGGTTCTCCATCGGGTCGACGTACTGGGCCGTTTCGTCACTCATGAAGGTTCACCTTGTGCTGGTCCGAATTGTTCGTGTTATTGCTGGTTTCCACTGTCAGCGGAGACGGGTGTTTTCCCGAATCAGAACTTGACGCTCTCGCTTGCCGCGACCCCGTTGGCCAACTTCGGCGTAAAGCCTTCGTGAGCCAGCGTCATCTGCTGGATGACGATCGCGTTCGCGCCCGCGTCCAGGTCGGAGTAGGCGACCGAGGTCGGCCAGGCGTTGTACACGCGGAAGGCGGCCTTGACGGGCACTGTCCCCCGAGTCACCGGGTGCGCCAGTACCTTGATGTCCATGGTCGACCGGAAGTCCTGACCCGCGATGCCGGTGCCGGTTCCCTGGATGACCGTGAACAGTTCGTTCATCCACTTGATCATCGCCTGGTCGCCGACCGCGAGGCCCTTGGTCAGGGTGATCGGAGCGAAGTCGCTCTGGCCGGGCATCTTCTGTGTGGTCGTGTTCATCCCGCCCTCGCGGTACGGGATCACCTCGGTCGAGATGTTCAGACCACTCACGGACATGAAGCCCATGGCTCCGAACCCGGCCCGTGGGTGGTAGATGCTCACCAAGAACTTGAAGTTCCGAAGCGGGTCGGTCTTCAGGTGAGCGATCGACGGCTTAGTAGTTGCCATTGTCAGTTACCCCTCAGGCCACGGTCTCGTCGGCAGTCGACCCACCGTCGAACTGTCCGATGCGGATGACGATGAACTCGGCCGGACTGCGGAGAGCGACTCCGACCTCAACCGTCACGACACCGGCATTCACCGATCCGGCTGGGTTGTTGTCCTCGTCGCACTTCACGTAGAAGGCCTGGTCCGGAACGTCGCCCCGGAGCACTCCCAACTGGAACTGGGTGCTCAGGAACTGCGACACGATCGCTGAGAGGTTCTCCCACAGGATCTCGTCGTTCGGCTCGAAGATCGCGAAGCGGGTGATGTTCAGGATGCCCCGCTTCACCGCGATCAGCGTGCGGCGTACGTTGACGTACCGGTCCGGCGTACGTGTTGCCAGCGTCCGCGCACCGAAGATGCAGAACCCGAAGCCAGGAATCGAGCGGATGACGTTCACGCTCGCCGAGTTCAGGGTGTCCAACTGCGCGTCGGTGAAGCGTACGAACGCGTTGATCGCCCGCAGGCTTGCCTCGGTTCCGGCCGGAGCCTTGTGCACGCCCCGAGTCACGTCGTTGCGCACGAACTGGCCCAGCACACCGCCACCGGGAGCCACCAGGCGCAGCGCGCCAGGCACACCGGCTGCCGGGTCGGTGATGTAGACCCACGGTCCGTAGATGGCCGCGTACGACGACTTCGGAAGCCCACCGGCCAGCGTTGTCAGGTCGGTCGCGACGTCGGAAGCCACGTCGGTCGCGTCCGGCTTCGGCGGGTCGACCACCACGAAGCGGGTGCCTGCGGCCTCGGCCCAGTTGATCACGTTCGTCAGGACTGAGGTGTCGGAGACACCCGGCAGGTTGACGTTCAGGATCGCGTCGACGTTGTCCAGCCGCTGCGTGGCCGCGTACAGGTCCGGAGATCCGGTACCGTCCGAGCCTCCAGTCAGCGGAGCCTTGACGACCGCTGCCGGGTTGCCGGTCGTGCTGGCCGTCACGTCGTCGCCGAAGGTTCCGACCTTGGTCAGCGTCACGTAGTTCGAGCCGACGGTCGGCGAGTTCACCACGGTGACCGCGTAGCGCGGGTCGAGCGGGTCGAGCGTCAGGTCGTCCCACTGCTCGCGGGCCAGCAGGGTGCTGCCGGAGCCGACCTCCACGATCAGGTTGAAGCGTCCGACGCCGGAGGTCTGCACGGTGATGAAGATCCGGCTGGTGCTGGTCGCCGCGCTCGCCCACACGCCGGGAGCCTTGGAGGTCACAGTCAGGGTCGGCTCAGCGGTGTCAGTACCTGCACCGTCGGAGTCCGAGTCGTTCAGTGTCAGCGATGCGGCCGTCGCGTTGGAGTTCACCGCACGCACTACGTAGCAGCGGCTTCCACCGTTGTTGAAGTAGGTGTAGACCCCGTACGCGAGATCGTCCTGGCTGCCTCGAATGTCACCGAACAGCGCCTGGTACTGGGACCAAGAGGTCACCAGAGTCGGACCCAGAGGCCCACCCTTGCTGGAGGTGCCGATGAATGCAGCAATGGAATCACTCGCCTCAAGCGAGGGATCCGTCAGCGGCTGCAGGACTTCCTCGACGAAGACCCCAGGCCGTAGGTAGGTTGCCATTCTGTCTCCTACAAATTACTCGTAAGTGTCGGCGATCCGATTGACCTGGAGATCGACGGACTGCACGTAGGTCTGGAATCGACGTACCTCGTACAGATTCAGTTCCGAGACCACTCTAATAGAATAGACCGCCCGGAAGACTCTCTTACCATCTGAGTCCCGATCAGGTTCTACCATTGGCCCGCCAAGAAGGTCGAGCGTACGAACGGTTCCGTCCTGAGGGATTTCGACGTATCCGAATCGCGCCGGAATACGGTCGATAACAGCCAACTTGGCGATCAGTTCCGTTAGGTGATTCTGAAGCCGCGCGTAGACCGTCACCTGGTAGTCGATGTTGTACGGGATCGGGTAATCGTCCACCTTGAATGGGGACAGGTTCGGGTCGAATGTGCCACCCTCGACGCCCCACACCACGTCCAGCCCGGTTTCCGGGTCCTTGACGATGATTCCCTGGTCGTCTACCCCTTCGGGGACGTACGTCAGGTTGGTGTGGCCACGGTGCTCACGGTCGTCGGCCTTGCTGATCCCGGCGTGCTCGATCACGACCATCGGGAAGGTAGCGTCCGCCAACTCTGTCTCTGGCAAACGAAAACGCACCGCCACATCATGTCCGAGTGGTGGTGCGTTTCCGTCGCCTGTGACGGTTAGTCCGATGAACTTCTGCTTGATGGCGGCATCCTCGTTGAGGATCCACGTCATAGGTCTATGAACCTCGGTTTCCGAACATCTTCTTGGCCAGTGCGGCACCGATCAGACCGGACACTGCAGCGGAGAACGGATTGATCATCCCCTGCTGGTCCCGTCGTTCCTGTGCGCGCTCGCTGAAGAACTGCTGAGCGTTGTTTACCTCGTTGCTGCCGTACGGCTGCTGCTCCTGGTTAGGCACTGTCTCCTCCCCTCTCCTGTCGGTTACCTACATGGTCCCACAGGAAAGGGTCGCCTGCTAGGTACGGTCTGCGTACTCGGCGAACTGCGGATCGTTGACCAATTCGTCCGGCTTCACCATTGTGCCCTCGATGGAAACAATGACGTCTCGCGTCCGGATCTGGCCGAGGACGTGAATCTGGGTCACCCGGAAGACTCGGCGGTCGTAGATGAGTCGGTCCCTCAGGTACGACTCGTGCTCGATGTCCTGGAGAGTCAGGCCGGTCCGCATCACCTGGTCGAACGACGCGGTGACGTAGATGTTGTCGTTGAAGTAGAAGCCGGAGTCGGTCGTCTGGTGCTCGCCCTCGTCGTGGGTGACGTGCAGCGCCGGAAGGTTGACAGCCGGACGGTACTTCTTCCCGACCCCCCAGCCCTCGTCGTAGACGTCGTCCATCTCCGAGGACGCCCGATCGATCCGGAAGTACTCCACCGAGTCCCCGACCTGAGCGTTCTGGTGTCCGCGCAGGGCGTGGTTGATCTCGTTGGTCTCGAAGTCGGAGTCGAAGCGACCCCGCTTCCAGTCAAGACGGCTCATCGCTTGGCCTCCACGAAGCCGGTGACACGCAGCGGGTGCTGCGATTCGTACGTGCCGGGCGTGTGGTCGGGCCAGTACTTCCCGGTCGGCTCGACGGAGTAGATGCGGGAAGCGAAGCTCCGACCGTGCTCAAGGTTGTCGGAGAAGTAGGTGTGTCCGGCTGAGGAGTCGAGCGCGTCTTCGTACTGCTCGCGCTCACCGTCCTCCCACGAATCGGGGTCGTGGAACGGATGACCGGGCGGTCGAAACTCCAGATCGCGCCGAGGTACCACCATGTCGCCGACGTCGAACTTGTGGTTGGACGCGTGGAAGAACTGCGACTGGCTGAGGTTGCGGTTCATCGCACCCCGTGAACCGAGTACGGGCTGGCTGCCGCACCGATGACCTTGATCACGAAGCCCTCCGGTGCGACCGAGACCCGCTGTCCGGGAACGACGACGATCGTGTTGTCGCCAGCAACGGTCGGAGTGGATCCGTCGGCGGTGAAGTAGATGACGTTCGCTGCGGTCGCGTCTCGATTGACGACCTCCACGAACGAGTACTCCTTCGTCAGCGTGACGGTGTCAACGGTGGCAGCGCCCAGCGTCGAGTGCTTGGAACGGGAGACAGAGAAGTTAGCCATGGATCAGGCCTCTCAGTAGTAGGAGTTGCCAGCGGGGCTCGGCGGGCCGTCCCAGTCGGCTTCCCTCGTGTCGATCTCCGGAGTGATCCGGACCGGCATGCTGTTGTCGTCGTATTCACGCTCGACAAAGATCGGCACAAGGCGGTTGGTCGTCCGGCTGACCCGACGCAGGTTAGAGACCTCGATGCGGAACAGGCCGACGTTCAACTGCGCGCAGAGCGTCTGGTACTTCTCCGTCAGCAAGGCGATCTGCGTCTGCAACTGAGCAAACCGCTGCCCACGCGAGACGTGGGTGCCCTCCGACGTCGTGACGTCGATGTCCGTGGACGCGTCCGTGGCCAGCGCCCAGAGTGCCTCGATCGTGGCCAGGATCGCCACCAGGGGCTCTTCGACCTCCGGCAGGTTGTCCAGTACCACCTGACTGCGCTCGTACCGGATGAAGCCTTCAGGGCTGCGGTAGCGGGTCGTCTCGAAGCGCTCGTTCGTGTGCTGCAGGACAGCGTCGTGAACGTACTCGGCGATCTCGTCGTCGGTGAACATGCCGAAAGCCACACCCTCGGCCGTTAGGAGCCAGTCCTTGGTCAAGGGTGTGGTCAGCGTGACGACACCGTTCTCGGCATCGAGAGTGAAGTCGGTGGTCAGTACGAGGTTGGTGTTTGCGAGTGAGACCGGGTCGGTCTTGAAGACCTTGAGCCCGGTCGTTGACACTCGCTGGGAAGGCAGGTCGTACTGATCCTGCATCCCGGTACCACGGTAGGTCTGGCGGAAAGGCTCCTCCAGGTCACCGAGTTCCTTACGCACCCGACGGATGATCTCAGCCTCGGTGGCCATGGACCTCTCCTTACTCGACTACCAGCCCTGACACAGGGACAAGGATCGGCTTGCTGGCGAGAGCAGCCACCGGCTCGGCGAGTTCCCAGACGTACAGGATGTCTCCCACTGCAGCGGTGTTCGCCGTCGGCACGGTGGCTCCCGGCGTACCGGCCGAACCGGTGTCGGTGTACGTCGTGACTGTGCCGAGAGTGGTCACCAGGCGGTCCTGCGCACCGGTCGCGGTTCCCCGGTAGACCTTGTAGCCGGTCGCACCCGAGATCGCACCCCAGTTCAGTACCTGCTGCTGGTTGAGAGTCAGGGTCGCGCTCACTTCGTTCGAGCCGATCGTCTCGCCCCGAGCGTTGATTGCGGTGATCTTCCAGTAGTAGGTGCCTGCAGCAAACGTTCCACCGGCTGATGCCGAGCCGAGCGTGAGTGCCGGTACCGAGATCACGTTGCCGGTAGACGATTCCGTCAGGAACGCGTACGCGGCAGCCGGGTTCATGTCGGCCGTGACCGGACCGAACTGCAGTGCCGAGGTGTTGTCCACGAAGATCGGCGCGACGGAGGTCGCCGGATCCCAGGTGACCGCAACGCGTGCGTACCCAGGGGTCGTGACCTCCGTGATGTTGCCGAGCGTCGGCTCATCCTGTAGCGGCAGTTCGACGGCAAGGCCGAGGTAGGTCGTGCGTGGAGCAGCCCACGGAAGGACCTTCCCGACAAGAGCGTCGAGAAGGGCCTTCTTTGCGGGGGAAGTCATGAAGCCAGCCATGGGTTTCCTTCGGTCCTAGATGTTGGTCTGAGCCGGGCTCAGTGCCAGATCAGGCCCTTCTCCTCCAGGTGGTCCCGGATGTGCCGGGGGGCGCGGTAGGCGCGGCCCTCCTGGAACGAGTAGTCGTTGCCGTGGCCGATGGTGGCGTCGAAGGTGTCGTTCACGCGGAACTCCACGATCTCCTCCAGAACGTCCACGTCCTGGGCGACCGCGACCTCGCCGACAACCTCTTCGTTGACCTCTGGCTTGTTCGGCTCCAGGTCGACCGGCTCGGCCTCCGCCTCGGCGGCTGCTGCGGTCGCGAGCGCGATCTGTCCGGCGCGGGCCTCCTGCTCGGCCGCGTGCTCCGCAGCCAGTTGGGCCTTCTGCCGACCGGTCAGGTCTCCTGCACGTACCTGCTGACGTCCTGCCATTGCTGTTTCTCCTTGTGGATGACTCTGGTTTGTTGTTCGAAGCAACGAAAGGGGCCGGATCCAGGAAGACCCGACCCCGTTCGCTCGGTCAGTTGGTCTCGGAGATGACCACGGCCTCGGAGGTGATCAGGCCCAGACCCCAGATCGCGTACCACGCCAGGGCGTGCTCACGACCGAAGTCGAGGATGCCGCCGTCGCGGAGTTCGACCGGCAGGCTGATCGCGTGACCGAAGGCGTTGTCGCCGATGGTGATCGCCTGGAAGACGTCCGCGTTGGTGCCCGGAACGGCGTTGATCTTGTTGACCTGAGTGGTCTCGATGAAGACCGTGTCGGCCAGGCGGCCGATCTCACCCAGCATGAAGTTGCCGGGGGCGGCGTACTTCGTGACCTCGATGAACTCGGGGTCGTCACGCAGCCAGCGCGACTGGTGCGGGTGTACGAATGAAACATATGTTTCACCTAGGCGGGGGACGTTCTTGGTCGCGAGTGTCTCGACCTGATCCTTCACGAGCGCGGCCGTGTAGGTGTAGTTGCCCTTGGTGCCGCTGGACGCCATCGTGGCGCGGTCGGTGGAGGCGGTGCCCTTGTCGTACGGGCTGATGGTGCTGATGCTGCCTGGCACCTTCAACTTGTTGTAGCCGTACAGCACGGACGGAGCCTGCAGCAGGGTGTCCCGCGCGCTCTTGTCGAGGTACTGCGCCATGTTGCGGCCCAGGAGCCGGGAGGCCGACGCCATCACGTCATCGAACGATGCGT